ATGACTCTGCCAGTAGACGGCATCAAACTCCATCGCGGTAACTTCGCGGCCATCGGCCAGCAGATTCAGCCATTGCTGGATGCCGGGCAATGTTTCCGCCTTCAGGTCAAGCCGTGGCGCGAGAAGCGCAGCCTGTCTCAAAACGCACTCTTTCATCTTTGGATGGGAGAAATCAGCGAATACCTCATCAAATCCGGGCGTACCGATGCAACGCCGGAATGGGTTAAGCGCAACCTCAAAAAGACCTACCTCGGCTGCGAAGATGTCACCTACACCGACTTCATCACCGGCACCAAAGAAACCACCTGGGAGCCTCGTCACACGTCTAAACTCGATACCGGAGAGATGCACATCTTCCTGTGCAAAGTCGAGGCGTGGTGTGCTCAGTTTGGTCTGGCGCTGACTATCCCATCAGGTTGTGAATTCCAACAATTGCGCGACAAGCAGGAGGCGTAATGAGTATCTATCAACGCATCAACGGCGCTGACTGGCGCAATATCTGGGTGGTTGGCGATCTGCATGGTTGCTACACAAATCTGATGGGCAAACTGGATGAACTCAATTTCGACCCGGCTCATGACCTGCTTATCTCCGTAGGCGATCTTATCGACCGCGGCGCTGAAAACGTTGAGTGTCTGGAGTTGATAGTGATGCCGTGGTTCCGGGCAGTGCGTGGAAATCACGAGCAGATGATGATCGACGGCCTGTCAGAGTATGGCAATGTGAATCACTGGATGATGAATGGTGGTAGTTGGTTCTTCAATCTCGACTACGACAAAGAAGTGCTGGCTAAGGCTCTGGTCCACAAAGCTGCTGAACTGCCTTTGGTCATCGAATTGGTGACCGGTGATAAGAAGATTGTCATCTGCCATGCCGACTACCCGACTGGAACCTATGAATTCGGAAAGGATATCGACGAAGAGCAGGCGATCTGGAACAGAGAGCGGATTTCCAATTCTATGGACGGAAGCCTTCATGAAATAACCGGGGCTGACCTGTTTATCTTCGGGCACACACCGGCTCGCCAACCACTGAAATATGCTAACCAGATGTACATCGACACTGGTGCCGTATTCTGCGGAAACCTAACTCTGGTGCAGGTTCAGGGTGGTGACCATGCGTAAGCCATCCCGCCGAAAGTGCAAAGTTTGCAACGAGTGGTTCATGCCGCAATACGACAACATCCGTTGGTGCAGCCCTGCGCACGGAGCTATCTACGCCATAGAACTTCGCACCAAAGAGAAGGTGAAGGCCGAGGCTAAGCGCATTAAGGATAAGCACCAGGCTGATAAAGAGGGCCGGGCCCGTCGCCAGAAGATACGCGAATCCTTCAAGACTAAATCCCAATGGGACAAAGAGGCTCAGTCTGCATTCAACCGGTACATCAGGATCCGCGATGATGGGAAAGAATGTGTCAGCTGCGGTAATCCACTCATTGGGAAAAACAACTACCTGACCGGAAGCGCCATTGACGCCAGTCATTACCGTTCCCGTGGTGCGGCATCACATCTCAAATTCAACGTGTTTAACGTTCACTCGGCTTGTACCCGGTGCAACCGCCAGTTAAGCGGAAACGCCGTCGAGTACCGAATCCGACTGATTGAACGAATTGGCCTTGAGCGTGTCGAGCGACTTGAATCCGACAACGAGCCTCGCCGGTTCGATATCCCATACCTACAACGTATCAAATCCATTTTCACTCGCAAATCCCGTGCGCTGGAGAAGCGCCGAGAACGTAAGCAGGAGGCAGCATGAACACCGAGCTAATCGAGTTGATCCGTTTACGCTGGCGATTCCTCCGCATGCTCAGAACCCCGGATTCTTTCCTGGTTGACTACAGACTTCTTCGCAACTTCATTCGCAGCTATAAGACAGTGGGAGCATCAGCATGAACACTCAACGCCTGGAATACATCCGCCAGCAACTGATTGTTGCTACTGCCGATATGAGCGGGGCGACGAAAGGCCAGTTAATGGCATGGCTGGAGAATGCCCAGTTTGATACCGGCACATTTAAACGCAAAAAGCCGCGCGTAATGGATGAGGTGACCGGAAAGATGATAACGCTCGACAACCCTCCTATACCCGGAAAACAGTCGCGTGCAAAAGGCTCTCATATTCCCCTGGTGAATCACGTCGGATATTGCACTTCGTCATGGCGTCGTGCTGTGCTATCTCTGGATGAGCATCACAAAGCGTGGCTTCTGTGGAGCTACAGCGAGAACACCCGCTGGGAGTATCAGGTGGCTATCACTCAGTGGGCGTGGGCAGAGTTCAAAGCAAATATTGGCGCGAAGAAGGTAGCAGGGAAGACGCTGGACAGGCTCAAGGCGCTTATCTGGCTTGCGGCGCAGGATGTCAAAGCAGAGCTGGCAGGGAAGGAGACATACGAATACCAGAAACTGGCTGAATTGGTCGGAGTGGCAAAATCCACCTGGACAGAAACCTATCTCCCGCACTGGCAAGGCATGAGGCATATCCTCACAGGCCTGGACAATCAGTCTCTCCACTCAGTTTCGCGATCACGTTCACAACAAAAGGCGACAAATTTAGATGTAAGTCTTGCAAAACCGAACTGAAATGGCTATATTTCATATAAATCTGATATTGTGTCATTGTTGTATGCATTGACAGGTAACGAATTCAAGACCTCGCCTCGGCGGGGTTTTTTTATGGCTGCAATCCGGTCAGGGCTTTTGAGTGAATACGTGCCGCACGACACACTGAAGCTCATACGCGAGAGCCCTGAACCAGATTACCGAATCCCGCCAGCCGGGAAACCAGGCCGCAGAGCCTAATGCCTTACCCTCTTGCCCACCGCGCCGTGGGCTCTTTATTCAGGCCGCCGACAATCACCCTCAGAAGCCACGTAGCTATCGTGTCGGACGGCCTTTCCCCACTACAAACACAGCTCCCGCTTCAACTGCGAGGAGAGAGACTATGAAGATGCCCTACAAACAAGACTTCATCGCCGCTTTGCTAGCTGCCAAAGAGCAGGGCATTGGTGCGATTCTGGCATTCATCATGGCGTATCTGCGTGGCCGGTATAACGGTGACACGCTTTCAAAGACGCTGATTGATGGATTGATGTGCGCGATGTTTGCCTGGTTCGTAAGGGACATTCTCGTGTTCATCGGTATGAGCACAAACCTTGCCTACATCGGCAGTGTGTTTATTGGCTATCTCGGTACCGCTTCAATCGGATCGCTTATCAAGAAATTCACTGCCAAGAAAGTAGGGGTGGACGATGCAAACTAGTGAAAAAGGGATAAAGAACATCAAGGATTTCGAGGGATGCAGCTTAACCGCATATCCTGACCCGGGAACAGGTGGCGCTCCTTGGACAATCGGTTATGGCTGGACTCATCCTGTAGATGGAAAACCAGTAAAACCCGGAATGAAGATAAACATGAAAACTGCAGATCGTCTTCTTCGCACAGGCCTCGTTAGCTTTGAGAATGACGTCCTCAAAGTGGTTAAGGTAAAGCTAACCCAGGGTCAGTTCGATGCTCTGGTCTCGTTTGCCTATAACGTCGGTTCCCGGGCGCTCTCTACTTCTACTCTGCTGAAAAAGCTTAATGATGGAGATGTTCAAGGGGCGGCTGACGAGTTCCTGCGCTGGAATAAAGCTGGCGGCAAAGTCCTGAATGGGCTTACCCGTCGACGTGAGGCGGAGCGCGCTCTGTTCCTGTCGTGATTGGCGCGCTGGTTAAGCGTTACTGGTTGCAGCTGTCGGTTGTCGTACTAATCGGAGTGCTGGCTTTCTTCGTTAATCACTATCGCGACAACGCTACCGAATACAAGAAGCAGCGCGATGAGAAAGTTCAGGTGCTGAATCTGGCTAACGCCACCATCACCGACATGCAGACACGGCAGCGAGATGTCGCTGCACTGGATGCCAAATACACGAAGGATTTAGCTGATGCGAAAAAGCAGCTTGATGATCTGCAGCGTTGTGTTCGCGATGGCAAGTGTGGGCTGCACGTCAACGCCAGATGTCCCGCGAGCGGAGCGACCAGCACCGGCGGCATGGGCGATGCTACCGTCCCCCGACTTACTGACTCCGCTGAACGGGATTATTTCACCCTCAGAGAGCGAATCGTCACAGTGACGAAGCAGATCGGCTATCTGCAGGAATACATCAACACGCAGTGCCTTAAGTGATTCGTCACCCAAATAACAGAGCCTGACTTCGGTCGGGCTTTTTTATGCCCGCAGTAAACCGCGCACCGCAATGCGCACATAACCACACCGAACCAACCACTTTGAAATGAGCCCTTGAGGAAGTCAGTTTGTGCTGGCGAGCCTTCGGTGGGCTGATTTCCATTGCGGCAAGGGTTCATCTCAAAGAAAGGTAAACGCTATGAATGTGATTCCACTGAATTACAAAGGTGAAGCTGTGCGCTTCAATACCGATGGTTGGGTCAATGTCACTGGCATTGCTGAAAGATATGGCAAACGCATAGATAACTGGATGCGCCTGGCAGAAACGCTCGAATACGTCCGGGCTTTAGATGAGGCGCTTACGGGCGAAGAATCTCAAATTTTACATCCCTCACAATCGAGGTATGTAAAAACCAGTAGGGCGCGAAAGGACAGGGGTGGCGGGACGTGGCTACATCCCAAACTCTCCGTTGCGTTTGCCCGTTGGTGTGATCCTCGATTTGCTGTGTGGTGCGACCTGCATATCGATAGCCTGCTTCGCGGTGAGCTGACTGAGCAGCAGAAGTTTGAGCAAGCCTGCCGCATTCGCGATGACCGGCAATCAAAAGCCAGTAACGGGGCCCGCGAGATGGCTCGCTGGAGATGGGATAAGCCAGGCATCGAGGCAAATGTTGAGTTCTGGCGTGAGCAACTGCAGCTGACACTCGATATTGCCATCTAAACGCCGTGCTTAATGCGCAGCGAGAGCCACTTTCACAACGGCTTTCCATTACAAAGCTCACCTGCTGGTGGGCTTGATAATGATCTGTGTAACCCCGCAAGGATGGTGATCACATCTTGCTGACGGGTAAGCCGTAAGTGGCTAAGCACTTCTGAGAAGCATGGCAACAGCTGCGACAAGGTAAAGAGGTAATCATGTCAGACATCTACCAAATCACGTTAACCACCCAAACAGACGAAACCTTCACGGGCAAGATGTCACGACGTCAGCCTGAGCTGGTTAACGGCTTTGTGCCGCTGGCGACGGAGACTGGCGAGTGGCTTTACTTTGCTCCGGCAGATGTGAAGCGTGTGCAGTTTACGCCGGTACCGGCAGAGCAAACCGAACATCCAGCAGAAGAAACAACGGAGTAACTCATGAGCAAAACAGTAACATTCACCTCAAAAGTATCTCTTCGTCCATACATGAAGCCGATCCTGGTGCTGTCAGCCTTACTTCGCTGGGACTGGTTGACTAACAAGTGCTTCAAAATCGAAACCGTTACCAGCGACACGGTGCAGCTTTAAGGCGGAGTAACCCATGGTTAACGATGACGAGCGCAGGCCATATCCGCCAGTTAACTTCATCGCCTCCGACAACTGGCAGCCATACACCAGGCTAATACCTGCCAATGAAGTGCATGAGTGGGTAAGCCGCCAAATCCTCAGTGATACCGGAAGCATCTACAACCCTGACCATGAGCACCTGCTTGAAGCTGACCTCTGCTTTATGTGGGCGTCTGACTCTTTCGCGAAGAAAGGACGGTATGTCCTCGGTCAGGCCGAGCAGGTAATGCTGCGCGCCGGTGGTTGGCAGAAAGCCAGAATGGAACAGCAGATGCATGAATGGTTCGGGCGAATACCGAAGTTCATCATCACGCTGGCAGCCGATTACTGCTCACAATGCAGTGACCTCGAATTCTGCGCACTGGTAGAGCATGAGCTTTACCACATCGCCCAGGCCACCGATGATATCGGCGCTCCGAAGTTCAACAAAGAGACTGGGCAGCCAGTGCTTACACTGCGCGGCCACGACGTCGAAGAATTCACTGGTGTCGTACGTCGCTACGGTGCCAGCAAAGAAGTTCAAGAGCTCGTTGATGCGGCCAATGCGCCAGCAGAAGTGGCTCACATCGATATAGCCAGGTCATGCGGGACGTGCATGTTGAAGCTGGCGTAACGCTTTATTCAGATTGTCATGGAGGTAGCCTGTGGCAGCATTATCGACAGAGGTTAAAGCCTTCATCGTTCAGTCACTCGCCTGCTACGAGACCCCAGTAAAAGTCATTGAGCTTGTAAAGGCTGAATACGGCATTGATGTCTCACGACAGCAGGTGTCGCAATATACGCCAGGCAACGCAATGGCGGCCAAGTTGAGCCAGAAGTGGATTGACCTTTTCAACGCCACCCGTAAACGATTCCAGAATGAGATCGCCGACATCCCGATCGCAAATAAAGCGTACCGGTTGCGCGTTCTCGACAGAATGGCGACCAATGCTGAAAAGATGAAGAACTACGGCATGACCTCGCAGCTTATCGAGCAGGCCGCCAAAGAAATGGGCGATGCCTACACTAATCGCCAGAAAGTCGAGTATACAAGCCCTGATGGCAGCATGACGCCGCAGCCAACAATCATCCAGCTACTGCCTGTTGAGCCAAAGCATGAGTAACGCCGTTCAATTGCCGATCCCCGCGAAGCTTGCGCCACTGTTCACCGCGGTGAATAAGCGTTACCGGTGCTCGCACGGTGGACGTGGCAGCGCCAAGACGCGCACATTTGCCCTGATGACTGCCGTAAAGGCGTATCAGTCGATGATGAACGGTGAAAGCGGCGTAGTGCTCTGCGCGCGTGAGTTCATGAACTCGCTGGAAGAGTCGAGCATGCAGGAGGTGAAACAGGCGATCCTGTCTGTTCCATGGCTGGCTTCCAACTTTGATATCGGCGAGAAGTACATCCGCACCATCGACAAGAGCGTTAACTACGTGTTCTGCGGCCTGCGGCATAACCTCGACAGCATCAAGTCGAAAGCGCGCATCCTGCTTTGCTGGGTAGATGAGGCTGAATCAGTCAGCGAAATAGCCTGGCAGAAGCTGAGCCCGACCGTTCGTGAGGAAGGCTCAGAGATTTGGGTGACCTGGAACCCGGAGCGCGACGGCAGCGCAACGGATAAACGTTTCCGCAAAGAAGCCGGCGACGACTGCATCACCGTTGAGATGAACTATACGGATAACCCGTGGTTCCCTGACGTGCTTGAAGGTGAGCGACAGAACGATCAGCGCCGCCTCGACCCGGCGACATACGCATGGGTGTGGGAAGGCGCTTACCTCGAAAACTCTGATAAGCAGGTCCTGGCCGGAAAATACCGGATCGCTGAGTTCTCGGACCAGTTATGGAAAGAGGCCGAACGCCTGTTCTTCGGAGCTGACTTCGGTTTCGCGAAAGACCCGAACACTCTGGTGCGCTCGTTCATCCTGCATAACCGGCTGTACATTGAATACGAGGCATACGGGCAGCAGACAGAGCTCGACCACATGCCAGAGCTGTATGACACAATTCCCGGATCGCGTGACTGGCCCATCAAGGCCGACTCTGCGCGACCTGAGACAATCAGCTATCTCAAACGGCAGGGGTTCAACATCTCCGCCGCCGAGAAATGGCAGGGGAGCGTTGAGGACGGAATCGCCCATCTTCGAGGTTTCGACGAAATCATTATCCACCCGCGTTGCAAGAACGTGGCGCGAGAGGCTCGCATGTGGTCGTACAAAACGGACCGCATTACTGGCGAGGTTTTGCCTAAACTCGCCGACGGCTATGAACACTGCTGGGACGGTATTCGCTACAGCCTCGACGGACATATCAAACGTAAACAGCAGGGTGTCGGCATGATGATTCCGAAACGCCTTCGATAATCAACGGACACGACATGAACGATAAATTACAGCTGGCGGTTAATCACGCATTGAACGACGCCAGACTCGCTCGCGCCCGCATGGGTATGCTGAATCCCACAATGGGGCTGGACGCAAAAAGGAATTGTGCCTGGGCTGAATATGGCTTCCCTGAGCAGGTTACTTACGAAAACCTCTATGCCCTCTACCGACGCGGTGGCATAGCACACGGCGCAGTAGAGAAGTTGGTGGGCAAGTGCTGGCAGACGAACCCGGAAATCATCGAGGGTGATGATGCCGACGAGAGTGAAAACGAAACAGCCTGGGAGAAAAATTCCAAGCAGGTATTCAACAACCGGTTCTGGCGCTCATTTGCCGAGGCGGATCGCCGTCGCCTTGTCGGTCGTTATGCAGGTATCCTTCTGCACGTCCGCGATGAAAAAGACTGGAACCTTCCGGTAACTAAAGGGCGAGGTCTTCAGAAAATATCAGTGGCGTGGGCCGGATCGCTCACGGTGAGCGAGTGGGACACTGGCCTGAACTCGAAGACGTACGGCCAGCCGAAGATGTGGCAGTACGCCGAACGGTTGCCGAATGGTTCAAGTCGCCGCGTCAATATCCACCCCGACCGAGTCTTCATCCTTGGTGATTACTCAGACGATGCCATTGGGTTCCTTGAGCCAGCTTATAACGCATTTGTTAGCCTGGAGAAGGTAGAGGGCGGGTCTGGTGAGTCATTCTTGAAGAACGCAGCGCGACAGTTAGCACTTAGTTTCGATAAAGAAATCGACTTTGCCAATCTGGCATCAATGTACAGCGTCAGTGTTGACGAGTTGCAGGACAGATTCAACTACGCTGCACGCGAGATGAATCGCGGCAATGATGTGTTGCTTTCTCTCCAGGGTGCCAGCGTAACCTCCTTGGTTTCTCCGGTTTCTGACCCGTCACCAACGTACGATGTAAACCTGCAGACCGCCGCCGCAGGGGTTGATATTCCGACGCGCATTCTGGTTGGTAATCAGCAGGCCGAGCGCAGCAGCACCGAAGACCAGAAATACTTCAATACTCGCTGCCAGTCTCGCCGTGGCGACCTGTCATTCGAGATTGAGGACTTCTGCGACAAGCTGATCGAATTAAGCATCCTCGATCCGGTCAGTCAGAAGACCGTTATCTGGGACGACCTCAATGCGCAAAGCGACAGTGAAAAACTGGATGCCGCTCAGAAGATGTCGCAAATCAACAGCGCTTCCATCGGCACGGGTGAGCAGGTGTTTACTGGTGAAGAAATTCGCGTGGCCGCCGGGTATGAGGGTTCGCCCGAACCACTTCCAGAGGTAGATGATGACGAAGAGGAAAGCGAAGTCACCGATACTTCCGGGAAACCTTAAAGACCCGACGGGTGCCGACCGACTTGAGCGCGGGGCAATGAGCGAGTTCGCCAGGCGAATGAAGCGAATTGGCAAGGCGTACAAGGGCATTCTCGACCGCATTCCTGCATCGCCATCAGTAAACCAGCGTTACACCTTCGACCTCGATTCCACCCAGCTATCAATGCTCCTCAGCAATGCCTCATTGCTGGTTGATGAGATTTTAGGTGCAGATAACGAGACAGGATTCTGGTTCTGGGCTGATTACGTCAACCCGGCGTATCAGCGCGGCACGGCGCAGGAGTTTGCCAATCTGGCGCAGCAATCAGCCGTGTACGCTGCCGGACAGGAAAGCGTATCGACAATCCTTCTCAGCGAACCGTACCGACGTAGGCTGATTCTTGTTCGCGCTCGTACCTTCGAGGAAATGAAGAACCTCAGCGCCAGTGTGAAAGCGGATATGGCGCGGATACTGACCGATGGACTTGGGCGCGGACAAAATCCACTGGAGATAGCTAAGCGCCTTACTGAGCAGACGGGAATTGAGTCTCGCCGGGCTAATCGAATAGCCCGGACGGAGATTACCACCGCGTTGCGCCGTGCGCGCCTGGACGAAGACGACGAAGCCAGAGAACGATATGGCATCCGTACAAAGCAGATGCACATATCAGCGCTCAGCCCGACGACACGAAGCACCCATGCCGCGCGTCACGCCCATCTGTATACCGCAGAAGAGCAGCGGGAGTGGTGGGCTAAGGATGCAAACAGCGTGAACTGTAAATGCTCCACAATCGCGGTGCTGGTCGATGAAAGCGGCAAGCCATTAAGTGACACCATCATCGATAAAGCTCAGAAAACATTTAACACAATGAAAGCCCGTGGCTACCAATGGGCTAAGGGTTAACTCATGTCAATGCAAGTTAATGTCACCTCGAAGGTGAACAGTAAGGCCATCCGGCGCGAACAGCACAACGGACGCGAGCACTGGGTTGTTCCTTCCTACACCCTTCCGGCGAACGTGGTCATGAACGGCGGTCTGTATCCGGCCAGTGAGATTGACCAGCACTACAGTGGCCTGGAGGGGACGCTGGCACCGCTTGGACACCCACAGGTCAACGGTCAGTTTGTTTCTGCTTTTAGTCCTGAGGGGCTGAATGTGGGTTATGTAGGGGCATGGAACAAAAACGTCAAGAAATCCGGCAACCGCGTCTACGTCGAGAAGTGGATCGACACAGAAGTGGCAAAGCGCACGGATGACGGAAAGCGCCTCCTTGAGCGTCTTGAAGCGCTGGAGAAAGGCGAGGATGTTCCGCCAATCCATACCAGCGTTGCCGTATTCCTGGAGGAGCTTGAAGCGAACGATGAGCAGAAAGCTCAGGGGGCTTCATGGGTTGCGAAAATTCACGCGATGGACCATGACGCAATCCTTCTGGATGAGGTTGGCGCAGCTACGCCAGAGCAGGGGGTAGGGATGATGGTGAATGCTGACCTTGCCACGCCACTGAAGGCTAATTCCGGCGCTCTGGTGGGAGAAACATATCGCGAGCGCGAGCGCCGACTGGAGAAGGCTGCGAAAGATAAATTCGCTCCCGGCGAGAAAGAATACGCCTGGGTGGCTGATTTCACTGACTCACAGGCCGTAATCATCCTCAACAATGGCGATCCGAAGGTTTACGGATACAAATCTGAGGGCGGAAAGATTGTCTTTGACGATACCGGGACAGAGGTTCAGCGCCAGAGTTCATGGGTTTCCGTCGTCAACAAGCTCAAATCATTTTTCACACCGCAGGAACAGCCTGCACCAAACCACAAAACGGAGGGCGACATGCCTTTAACCAAAGAAGAACTGGAACAAATCGGCAGCATGGTTAGCGAGGCCGTCGCCACCAATACCGAAAAGGCTATTAAGCCTCTGGCGGAGAAGGTTGATGCGCTACAGGCCAACCAGGACAAGCTGACCGAAACCCTGACCGCCAACTCCCGCGCCGAAGAGAAATCGAAGCGTGAAGCGGTCGCAAAAGTTCACGGCGAAATCGTGGCCAACGCGCTTTCTGGCGAAGCGCTGGACGCGATGTTCAAAACCATCGGTGAATCCGCGCCGCTGGGCACTAACTCTGCGCAACAGCAGAAAGAAACCGGTGCGCCGAACCCTGACGAATACTTCAAGAAATAAGGAGCCAGACTAATGGCACGTTATCGCCGCGTTAATATCGACGGTCAGTCTCTGTACAAGACCGAAACCCGCGCCGCCGCCGCAGCACTGCTGCCTGGTACGGCTGCTGTTATCAATGGCGACAATCAGTTTGCGCAGGCAACCGCGCTTACTGGTCGCATCTACATCATCGACGTGGCCTATCATCAGGGCTTGAATATCACAGAGGCCGTTCCCGCTGGTGATTCCGCTGTAGGCAACTACGTCGAAGAAGGCCGCGAGCTGGCGCTGCTCTGCGTCGCCGGAACCTACGCCAAAGACGACCCGATCAAGCTGGGCGCAGATGGTAAGTTCACGAAGGCAACGGCGGATACCGATTCGGTGATCGGCTACAGCCAGGATGATGCAACCATTGCCGCCAGCACTACCGATTTCATCCGCGTGCGCATGCGCGTTGGCACTGTAGCTGCACCGGCAACCGGCGGCGGCGAGTAAAGGAGAGCAAGAATGTATTTTACCCCCGAAACACTGGCTGCTAACAGCCGACTGCGCGGGCACTGGAATGAGCTGTGGGCCAACCGCAACATTTTCAACCATCATCACGATATGATGGTTAACTCATATCGCCAGAGCATGACCCCGGAAATGCTGGCAGCTAACGCTGTTGGTGGCTTCGCCCGTGAGTTCTGGGCCGAGATTGACCGTCAGATTATCCAGATGCGCGATCAGGAAATTGGCATGGAAATCGTCAATGACCTGATGGGCGTGCAGACTGTGCTGCCGATTGGGAAAACTGCAAAGCTGTATAACGTCTCTGGCGATATCGCGGATGATGTGTCTATCAGCATCGATGGTCAGGCGTCTTACTCTTTCGATAATACTGAGTTTGGTTCTGATGGCGACCCGATCCCGGTATTCACTGCTGGTTACGGCGTTAACTGGCGCCATGCTGCCGGACTGAGCACTGTCGGCATCGATCTGGCTCTGGAGTCTCAGTCGGCCAAGATGCGTAAATTCCACAAGAAGCGCGTAGACTTTTACCTGAATGGCGCTCCAAGCATTGTTGTGGAAGGTATGCCGGCTCAGGGCATGAAGAACCATCGCAACACTCAGAAAATTAACCTGGGTAGTGGCGCTGGCGGCGCCAATATCAATCTCACCACCGCTACACCGGCTGAGCTACTGGCATTCTTTGGCCCTACAGGTCCATTTGGCCTCACTGCCCGCCGTAACAAGGTTACAGCTTACGACAAGCTGTGGGTGAGCCCTGAAGTCTGGGCCAACATGGCTAAGCCGTATCTGGTGGATATCAACACCGGCACAAATGCGCTGCTTAGCGGAACCGTTCTGGATGCGATCAGCAAGTTTATTCCTGCTAAGTCTATCCAGATGACCTATGCACTGGAAGGTAACGAGTTCCTGGCGTACGAGCGCCGACAGGATGTGATTTCTCCTCTGGTCGGTATGGCGGTGGGCGTTGTTCCGCTCCCGCGCCTGCTCCCTCAGTCGAATTATAATTTCCAAATTATGAGCGCAGAGGGTTTGCAGATTAAGAAAGATGGTGAAGGTTTAAGCGGCGTTGTTTATGGCGCGAACTTGGCCTAATGATTCATTTCCGCGCAGATGATGATAAAATAGGCGAGCCGATGCATGCGCTAACATGACACCGGCTCTAACCAATCATTACCTGTTCGGAGGTAAATCATGGCAACACCAATTCTATCTGACTTGATTGCAGTGGATCCATCATCTTCAACTGGATTGCGGTGGATTGTGGCAAGGGGTAGGCAAAAGGCCGGTAGCGAAGCCGGTTGCTTATTCAACAGCGGCACAAACCAATATTATGTCGTCCGCATCAATAAAGTTCTCTATTACGCTCACAGAATTGTTTGGGAATTAACCAACGGCAAGATTGCTGGAGATTTAACCATCGATCACATTGATGGCAATGGCCTAAACAATGCAAAAGAGAATTTGAGGGTGGCTTCCTTCGCCTTGAACTTGAGGAACCGAAGGAAAAGCGACTCCAGAGAATCGGTATCTGTTGGTGTCAGTTTGAATAAAAGAGAGCGCGATAAGGGCTACAAAGCTCATTATCGTGGGCTTGATGGAAAGAAACATTTTAAGTTCTTCGGGTTCTCAACTCATGGCGAGAAAAGAGCGCTTGAACTCGCAATCGAGTGGAGAAAGGAAAGGATGCTTGAGCTCAATGAGGCTGGCGCGGGATACACGTCGCGGCATCTTTCCGGTGAATAATCAAACAATCAAATAAAGTCCGCTTCGGCGGATTTTTTTATGAGAGAAATATATGGCTGAAAAATACGAAGTGGTTAAGCCGTGGCACGGCGTTGCGCTTGGTGACGTTGTTGAGCTGGGCGAAGTCCATCCGTCGCTGAAACCGCATGTGCGCAAGCTGTCCGATAAAGCTGCTGCGGAACTGGTACCTGCAACCCCGGGTGCTGGCACTGGCAACAAAGCGCGCAAAGAGGCAGTCATTGCCCGACTCGATGCGCTGGGAATTGAGCATAAAGGCAACCTGGGCCTGGAGAAGCTCACCGAGTTGTTGCCGGAAGGTGAACTCGAAAAGCTTTTCCCTGCTGAATAACAGCCGCCGCTAAGGCGGTTTTTTTATGCCCCGCTCCGGCGGGGTATTTCACGGAGTCGATAATGGTAACTCTCGGACAGGCGAAGGAGTATCTGGAGAGCCAGGGAATTACCATTCCCGATTTTGTTCTTCAGGCTCTCGTCGACCAGGCTAACAGCATACAGGAGTGTCTCGATGCGCATTATCCGGCATCAGTCGCGCTGCTGATTCAGCTCTATCTGCTGGCGCTTATGGGGCTGGCGCAAGGCGACAAGTATATCAGCTCGCAGACTGGCCCTAATGGTGCGTCACGCTCATTCCGGTATCAGTCGTTTCCCGATCGATGGAAAGGGGCGCTGGCACTGTTGCGCGTCACCGATAAACACGGCTGCGCTAATGACCTCATCCCTCCAGACCCGACCAATACAGCTTTTGCTGGCATATGGATTGCCAGGGGTGGATGCATGTGTGGCGGGGGTCGGTGATGGGGTGGATATCGGTTAAGAAGCGGCTGCCGGAGCCTTTTGTCAAAGTCTGGGTGATGACCGACAGTGGTAAACGCGTTACCGGATACGTCAAAAGCAACGGTGACTGGTATCTGCTGTGCCGGAAGGTTGCGGCGGAGAATCCGGAGGTGATCCGGTGGGAGGATAACGGTGTCTGAAACAGCCGCATGGAGCTATACCAATGTTGCCACTGTTTACCCGCGCGTCTACGACGACTGGAACAGCACCTGGACAACCGGAACCCCCTACCTGATTGACTGCACCTGGACGGCAAACAATGAGGTTGCGGTAGATGCCAGCGGGAAAGAGTTCACCACGAACCTGATTTTCTTCACTGAACTGAAGCGCAATGGCATCGATGCGACCATGCCGAAGCGTGACTGGTATATCGCCAGAGGTGACACAACGGCACAGGCCGATCCGCTGAAAGCTGGTGCAAACGTCATCAAGGCGGTGACGGAATGGGATATGTCACCATTCGGCGAGGAGCCAGACTACAAAATTCTGACGTGAGGGGATCATGCCCGTAAAAGGTATCAAGCGTGTTCAGATGAACACCCGCAAGGTGCTGAGTGATATCGCTGGCATCCGAACGGAGAAGGTTCTCTATGAAGTCATGAATGCCGGGGCCAACCATGCGGCGTTGATTACTCCGGTTGCGAAAACATCAGTTCTCATCAACAGCCAATACAAAAAACTCGAACCAATGCCATCAGGAATGATTGGGCGGGTGGGGTATGCGGCTAACTATGCCGCCGCAGTTAATGCCGCAAGGGGCAAGCTGAAAGGCAAGACAAGGCCGGACGGCAGCGGCAATTACTGGGATCCAGATGGCGAACCGGACTTCCTCCGCAAAGGCTTTGAGCGTGACGGTCTCAATGAGATTAAGGCCATCATCAAGCAAGGGTACAAAGTATGACGCGTAGCGAAGTGTATGACGCGCTGAGAGCGTGGTTGCAGTCGCATGGCTTTGATGTTGGTTATCGCGTCCAGAAGCGATTCTGGAATGAGTTGGAGAATACCGAGGGGGAAAGATACCTTGTCATCCAGCAGAACGGTGGTGGCAAGCCAGAAGAAGCGATAACCCGCGATTATTTCCGCATCCTCCTCCTGTCAGGCCAGAACGACAGCAATATTAACGAGATTGAAGATCGCGCCGACGCCATCCGCCAGGCGATGATCGACGACTACAAAACCGAATGCATCATTTCGATGCAGCCAATAGGCGGCATCACCGCCATCCAGACCGAAGAAGGTCGTTACCTCTTCGACATTTCCTTTCAAACCATCATTTCCAGATAACACGGAGATAAATCACTATGGCGTGTGAATCGGGCGCTTTTAACGGGCGCGACGTCGTCGTTTATTACGCGATTGGATGCCCTGAAGTACAACCAACCGCCAGCGCTTACCGCCGACTCGGCATGATGCGCGGCAAAACAGTAAATGCAGAGTGGGAAACCGCAGATGCGACCGGCGACATGAGCGCTGCATTTACGCAAGAGAACCTCGTTACTTACAAGAACATTTCGTTCTCTGGTGACGGTGTGACCCGCAAAGAGGATGTTTATGCGCAGAACGCGCTTAAGCGTCACGTCTACAACCCGCCAGCAGAGACCAGCAACCAGCCGTATGTATGGTTCAAGATCATCTCTCCGAACGATATCACCGAAGGGCCGTTCATGGTGACATCATGGGGCGATGAGGCGCCGCACGACGACGTTGCCACCTGGTCTGTCGAGGCGTCCAGTGCCGGTCAGGTTGACGTGCGCGACGTTGGTGCAACTATCACCATCACTACTCAGCCACAGAATCGCACGCTGACCGTTGGCGATACGCTGAACCTGTCGGTGGCTGCGACTGTGTCTGACAATTCAGCACTGACTTACCAGTGGAAGAAGGGTGGTAGTGACATCTCTGGCGCAACATCAGCAACATTCACCAAAACAAGCGTGGCTGCCGGTGATGCCGGATCATACAGTTGTCAGGTGTCTTCCTCCACAGCTGGCAGCGTGACGTCCGGGTCTGCTACGGTTGTTGTCAACGCAGCGTGATATCAGGGGCTTCGGCCCCTTTTTTTGAGAGGTTTCATGAAAGCAATAACCGATATCGGCCAGGCCGTTGTCTGCGCCAGTGGCAAAGAGATATTCCTCAACCCTTCATTCCTCGCCATGTCTCGTATTGGGTCGCCGGAACAGGTTGTTGATGCTTTCGTGAAGGTTCATGCCGGGCATTACCCGAAACACCGAATCTCCGATGCTCAAATCCTGAAGGCGGCAAATGCCCGATGCTTTGCTGAAATGGCAGCATCGGCTGCAAACGTAGTTCGGCATTGCTCAGAGGGTGATGTTGCGGAGTTGATTGGTTCGTACTCGGTGAGCGCGGCAGGGCGGCTGCTGTTCAAGCCTGGGGCTATCCCGATCGAGGATGTTATCCAGCTTGCCCGCCACCTGATTCTGCATGGCGTAATGGGCGATCAGCCTCCGGAAGAGTTCGAAGGTAAGAAGGGCGAATACAGCGACAAATTCGATGTACGGTCATTCGTCTACACCGCTGTTGCTCACCTCGGAATGAGCGAGTCAGATGCCTGGAACATGACAATGACCAGCTTCCGAGCCGCCATGAATGCCAAGTTCCCGCAGAAAGAGAAAGCCAGGGTGCCAACCCAGGAGAAATACGACGAGGTTATGGACTGGGCCGAGCAAATGCTGGCTATCGACGCGCAACGGAACGGACCGCATTAATCTCCTTCGGAGCAACACAACCAGCCTCGCAATAGCGGGGCTTTTTTACACCTGCAATAAAACCAACGCGCTTCACACGCGCACGTTATAATCCTAGAGCCTACAGAAAGCGAGCCTGAGAGTTAGTTGTACTCTGGGGCGGCTATCTCTGTGTGACAGGCTCACTTTCTATAGGTAAACCTCATGCACTATCCAACCGTATCTGTAAACGAAGTTTCCGTTCGCGTTGATGACGAAGGGCGCTACAACCTCAATGATCTTCACGCTGCCGCAGTGGCTGAGGGCAAAGCCACGGAATCACAGAGGCCAAGTAACTTCATCAAAAGTGGGCAAATTAAAAAGTTTGCGCAAGAACTGACCAAAGCTACAAAAATAGCTTCGGTCAAGATTATCAAGGGTGGTGCTCAGCCTGGTATATGGGGGTTAGAGTTGGTGGCGATTCGCTATGCCGCATGGCTTAGTGTTGAATTCGAAATAAAAGTGTACCAAACCTTTCAGTTGGTGATCCGAAATGGCATCAGTGCCATGTCCCGCCTGAACAAAATTGACCACATCATCAATACTGAAACCAAGCAGATCAGCCAATGCGCCAGCCAGATGGCCAGATGGGGTTCCGGCGGCCGCAAGCAACTACTGAACGCAGCACGGGATCGTGTTGCTGATGAAGTTCAAATGTATTTGCCTGGCATTATGTAGGCAGCGATAACCCGCTTAACTGCGGGTTTTATTTGATCATAAAATCCACGCTGTTAAGATGTTTCCGATTGCAATCAAAGGAAACAAAAATGAAAAAAGTAGTTGCTTTAGCTCTCGGGGCTTTAATGCTGTCTGGCTGTACTGTTCGTGTTGCTGATATGACTGTAGGCAGTACCAAAAACTATAACCTGAACGCAGCTAAGTTTGAAAAAGGTCAGCGCGTAACTGGTGAAGACAAAGCTCCGATTGTCATTTTCCCTCTGGGCATTCCTAGCGTCAAAACAGCAATGGATCGCGCCATCGAAAAAGATAAGTGCTCTGTAGGTTTGAGCGATGTTGTTATCTATCAGCTTAACCATGCGTTCCTGTTCGGCACGTATGGTTTCCGTGTTGAAGGTACTCAAATCATCGATAAATCTCAGCTTGGTTGCGAAAACCGCTAGTCTGCTGGGTATACTGACAAGCCACCTCCGGGTGGCTTTTCTTTTTCGAGCGGGAGATCCCTGCTAGGATTCCCTCATCTTTTACCAAAGGGGATAGGGATATGAAGAAGTATCTTTGCGCAGCGTTACTTGGCGTTTCAGCGTTAACAATTACAGCCTGTGCTCCCACAGTGCAAAAAATAGACTACAACCAAAAATCAATGTTGCTCTCGCTTGGGATGAGCAAAAACGATGTAATGCAGGTCATGGGTACTCCGCGGAGGACTGATGTCAACCAAGAGCGGGAACGTTGGATTTATTGGAATAAAGCCGTTTATGGGTACACCGTTGTCGACAATGAGCAGTTAGCTACAGATAGGCTGACAGTCACCTTTGTGAACGGGAAGGTTACGAAGTGGGGCCAGCAGACATTAACTGATGACATTCTTGAGTCGTCTCAGAAGACGGCACAGGCATACGCTGAAGCTGCCCAGGGAGCGAAAAAATGAGAAAAACATTTTGCCTTATGGCGCTTGCGGCTTCCGTATCATTCATTTCTGGATGCGCACAGGAAAAACCAATGACTTCGTATGACGATGCGGGTCTCTGTGTTTTGAAGGGGCAGGCCATGGGGTATGGGAATACGGCAATAATGCCTAAAATCCAGGCTGAGTTTGCTCGTCGTGGAGATCTGAGCATAAGCAAGGATGACTGCGATACTTATATCCAGACAGGTAAGCAGAGTGCGCAAGTCGATATGCAGAGTACGAAAGATATTATAAATCGCTCACAGCGATCGCAGGCTATAAATGCCATACAGGGTTATTAACAAAAATATTGATACAGACCTCGCTTCGGCGGGGTTTTTTTATGCCTGGAGATAATGAAATGGCCCAGAACGTAGGTGATATCGAATATGTGATAAAAGCCAATACAGCAGAGCTGCTCCGTGCGGATAAGCAAGTTGTAAGCGTCACCAATAACATGGAGTCCGGATTTAAAAAAGCAGATAGCTCAGCAGAAAAACTGAACACCACTGTAACAAAAACGGCCAGTGCAGTTTCAGGTGGTTTGAAGTCAGGAATGCAGCAAGCTGGTTACCAGATTCAGGATTTTATTGTGCAGGTTCAGGGCGGACAATCTGCGCTGGTTGCCTTTAGTCAGCAAGGTTCGCAACTCGCTGGCGCGTTTGGTCCAGGTGGTGCAGTAGTTGGGGCGCTTATCGCTTTAGGTTCAGTACTGGTTGGAACTCTATCAACCGCCTTAGGCAGTACGAAAGACGAGATGGAACAGTTGAAAACTGCTGCTGAAACATTAAATAAAGTGGTGGTTATAAATAGCCAGGGAGTTGCAGCTCTATCTAATGATTATGCTCGGCTGGCTGCTACCAATGCCACTTTAGCTGCACAGTTAAGAGACAATGCTATTCAGCAATACGAGATAGCTGTTAGGGATGCGGGTAAGGCTATCACGAACATCATTGATGAGCAGTCATCTTGGTGGAGAAGTCTTAATGGCGGCGTGGCTAGTGTTAAGGCTTTTGGTGGCGCAATGGATACGATGGAGATTAGCGCTGACAATTTTAATGACGCCATAAAACAAGCAACCTCTTTGGGGCCTTCATTCAACTCCGCAACATTGACGCTGGTAAACACTGTAGCAATGCTTTCAAGTCAGTTTGATATATCAGACGACGCGGCATACGGCTTGGGTAAAAGGTTAAATGACCTGGCAAAAAACCCGTCGCCACAGTCTGTAAGTTTGCTTGTGGATTATATGAAATCGCTTAAGCCGACCACGCAAGATGGGGCTGAAGCTATAACTAACCTTGAAAAGAAAATTCTTGATGCCGCCGCTGCAATGCAACAGGCCCATGACAATGGCGAGTCGTTGCGAAAAACACTTGATGGTCTAAAAACAGAGGCGCAACAGGCTAATTTTGATGGCATAAGCAAGCAGCTTGAGGCGCAAAGAATTGCTTTGACCAAGGGTAAGCAGGCAGCAATAGAGTATGGAATTGAGCAGCAAGATTTAACTCGGGAGCAAAAGGATCAGCTTATTGCGCTTTCTAGAACTAACGCGCAATTGGCGGAAGAAAAAGAAAAGAGAGATAAAGCATCAAGGGCAGGGTTGAAACAAGCAGCGGCCACAGAATCAGTTTCTCTAAAACTTGAACAACTTCGTAAGAGGTCGGAGCTATCAGGTGAAAGTACCGCTGAACTTAGCCGTGAGCAGGCAATTCTGACAGCGCAACAGTCTTTAGGCAAGGCGGCCACGAAAGAGCAAATAGCCTTAGCAGGCCAATATGCAGCCAAGACATGGGATGCGGCTAACGCATTAAAGAAAAGGTCGCAGGCTGAGCAGGCGAGGCGCTTTACAGATCAAGAGATTGCTACCAATAAAACCACTCCCGACGCAATAACTGGTGCGGTTGCAGACCCGACAGCCTTGATAAATCTTCAAGAGCAACAAAAGCTAGCAGCTCTAGCACAATACCAGCAAATGGGGGTGTTAAGTGCCCAGCAATTCGAAGACACAAAAACAGCAATTCAGGAACAGGCATCTAATGCTAGAAAGCGAATAGCTCAGGACGAAGCCAATAGTCAGATGGCGGCCACTGTTTCCATGCTGAATGCTGCTTCATTAGGGTTTGATAGCTTGGCAGGAATTATTAGTGGAGCGGCAGGAAAGGCTAGTAGCGCATACATTGCAATGTTTGCCGCGGCTAAGTCCTTCGCAATCGCTTCAGCCACGTTGGATTTCAATGGCGCACTGCTTAAGGCTCTCAATGCACCGGATTCATTAACTACGGCGCAACGCTTTGCTAACTATGCAGCCGTTGCTTCCGCTGGGGCGTCTGTCCTTTCCAATATTGCAAGTGTCAGCATGAGTGGTGGACGCCGCTACGGCGGCACGGTATCAGCCGGCAATGCCTACCGCATCAACGAAGATGGACGCTCTGAAATCTTCCAGACCGCCGGGGGTCAGCAGGCATTCATCCCGAATCAGTCAGGGAAGATTATTCCGGCAAATAAGGTTGGGGGTAGTGGCGGAGTTGTTAATCAAAATGTCCATTTCACCATCAACACTACCGGCGGCATTGACGATGCGACCATGGCAAAGATGGCTCAAATGATGAAGAAAGTTACTTTGTTCCACATAAGTGATCAGGCTAATCGGCCTGGCGGATTAATCCAACCACGTACAAAAAGGTAAGGCGTGCTAAAATCGAGCATTCTGATAACAAAGGAGAGTTTAGATGGAATATCAAATTGAAGACATCACGGCTTACGATAATGACAATGGAAAAGGTATTCTTGCTAGCGTGTTTGTTAATTATGAAGACCACTGTAAAAGCGTGAAGGTTCGCGTTCATTTACCCTTGCAGCGCGATAAAAGCCTGGCAGAGATTGAAGCAGACATCTTGAGCGAAGCCAAAAAACAGCTCAAAGAACTTGTAGATAGCTTCTGAAAGTTGCCTTAATTAACACAAGCCCGCTTCGGCGGGTTTTTTGTTGGGAGTAATCCATGCCAGAAACATTCACATGGACACCGCAGAAAGCCTACTCCGTTGAGCGCACGCCGAATGTTGCTGTCGTTAAACTCGGTGACGGTTACGAACAGCGACAGGTGAAGGGTATCAATCCACTGATGGATAAATACTCGCTCACCTTTCGCGGCGTCAGCGGCGTGTGCCGCAGTAACCCAGCTAAGGATGCAGAGGCATTCCTCAAAGCCAGGGGGGCGGTTGAATCGTTCTACTGGACGCCATCCGATACGGGAGTGCGGAAGCTGTTTGTCTGCCGCTCATGGAATATGACAAAGACCGGGCCGCTGTTTGAACTGACGGCCACTTTTGAACAAGTACCACGATAAGCCGAAAGGCGGGAGACAGTTATGACTTTAGCTGAACGTGTAAAGAGAATTGAGAGCGAATTAAAAGATATTAAATCGCAACTCAATTCTGGTACCGATTCTAGGAAAACAGCAAAAGCAATGCCCTTATCCAGTCTTGCAAAAGAGGGAGGTATCCCTGGGGGGTTAGTTAAAAAATGTTAACTCAAATACTTGATTGGAAAAATCCATCGTAAGGGCGCCCATTTTAATTAGTTGCATTCCGAAAACGACTTGGAATTTTCTCCCGTTACTTACCAATGGCACTGAAGTCAATTCTGTTGAAAAAACTCTTTCGTCCTCAGTGAACGATATTACCGCATGCCGAACTGTAGTTTCTATTGTTGAGGTGGCTCCGCTCACAGTTGTTTTTTCCGCGATTGGGAGTTTTAAATCGTCAGCAAAGTCTGAATCCACATAGCAAAGATCTGCTCCGGTATCTATAAGTGCGTAGGCACCAGCCTTCAATCCATTTGGTTTATAAACGTTTATATCTTTTGAGCTACTTGGCCATACTGTCAATGGAACTACGGGAATTGCATGCTCCGTGGGGGTATCTGATACCGATCCATCAATAGGGGAAATAAACTTGATTTTTACTTTGGTGATCATCCTTTTTCCTTCGAAGAGTTATTCAGCCATTCCTCCTCTTTGCGTGAATCAGTGTCCCACCACTGACGGGCTGAGCTTACACGTTAACCAGGGTTATCAGTAAGCAACATCCTGATATTCAAACAGTAGCCACCACTTGGTGGCTTTTTTTATGGGAGTTTGCCGTGCGCGACATACCAGCAAGTATGATTATTGATAGCGTCGACGCCGGAGTAGGCGCGTTTATCGACCTGTTCGAAGCCGACCTGCAACCCTTTGGCGGAGACCTTATCCGGTTCCATTCCGGCACCAATGGATATTACGGAAATGTGATCTGGAAGGGGAATCAGTATCAGGCATACCCGATAGCAGTCGAAGGGTTCGAGTCAAAGAACGAAGGCACATATGCCCGGCCAACAATGGTGGTGGCGAACGTCACAGGTTTACTGACTGGTATCAACCATGACTTCGACGACATGCTTGGGGTGGTGATTACCCGCCGTCAGGTTCCGGTGAAATACCTGGACGCGGTGAACTTCCCCAATGGCAACCCTGACGCAGATCCGACGCAGGAAGCGGTTTCCCGCTACGTTGTTGAGGAGATGACGGAAGAGACGTTTGAGCAGGTAAGCTATACGCTGGCAACACCTATCGACTGCGACAACGCTATCATCCCGGCGCGAACCATCCTTGCCGACGTGTGCCAGTGGCAGTATCGCGGCGTCGGGTGCGGATATGACGGGCCGCCGGTTGCAGATGAGCGCGACAATCCAACCACTGACCCGGCGAAAGATAAGTGCTCTCACCGCCGTAGCGGCTGCCGCTTCCGTTATCCACGACCGGAACCAATGCCAATCAGCAGCTTCCCCGGCTCTCAGAAGGTTTCATGATGCAGGAATTACTCGATTATGCGGCATCGTCGCAGTATGAGGTGTGCGGCTTAATTCTGGAAGGCGGGCGACTGTTCCGCTGTCGGAATGTTCACCCGGAGCCGGGAAATCACTTCCGAATCAGTGATGATGACTGGCTGGCGGCCGAGGAGGCTGGAGAGGTGACTGCGGTATTCCACTCTCACCCAATGAACAGCCCGGTTCTGTCCGGATCCGACCGTAAATGCCAGGTTGCATCGGGCCTTCCATGGGTGCTGGCCTGTAACGGGAAAATCAGAACGTTCAGGCCGTTGGATTACCTTTTGGGAAGGCGGTTCGAGCACGGAGTGACTGATTGTTACTCGCTATTCCGTGATGCGTATCACCTGTGCGGCATTGACCTCCCTGACTTCGAAAGGACGAGTGGCTGGTGGCTGAGAGGGGAGAACCTTTATCTGAACAACATGTCGCGCAATGGCTTCAATCAGGTCACGCCGGGAGAAGCGCTGCCAGGTGACGTAATAATCAGGCAACCATTCCCCGGAGCTGACCCTTGCCACGCAATGATTCTGCTCGATGACAATATGGTTCTTCACCACGATTGCTCCGGGCATTTAAGCCGGAGAGAGCAAATGCGCCCGGCATACGTTAAGCAGATGCATTCCATATGGAGACATGAACAGTGCTCATCTTTAAATTTGCAGGGCATTTACGCCGACATTTCCGCAAAGTCGAGCTGAACGTTGATACCCCTGCTCAGGGAATTCGCCTTTTGCTTGCTCAGAATCATGAGTTCAAAAAAGCATTCCTGAACGCCAGAGTAAGAATGCGAGTGGCGGGTGAGGATGTTGAAACGTCTTCGGTGCAGTGGCACATGGATCGGCGCCTGAAGGATGGCTCTGTAGTGCTGTTTGTCCCGGTGATTGAGGGGGCGGGACTTGAGACCAGTACGATAGTTCTCATTGCCTCACTGGTGCTGTCTGCCGCCTCGGTTGCTTACTCCATCTACATGTCCCGGAACATGAAAAGCAAAACTTCAGCGGAAGCGGCCGAAACAAACACCCTCACGAATAACTCGTTTACCAGTGCAGAAAACAGGGTCGGACAGGGGCATCCTGTCCCCATACTCCTCGGCGAGATGGAGGTCGGCAGCAACGTAATAAGTCTCGGGATCGACACATCTAATAATTCCGACTGGGAAGAATCAATCAGCTAAGGTGGCGCTATGTCTTCAGGTGGCGGTAAAGCATCAACCCCAAAACTACTCGACGATAACCTCAAATCAAAACAATTCTATCGGGTACTGGATCTGATATCTGAGGGGCCAATCGCGGGCCCGGTGGATCAGGAGCACCTGTCTTCATTCAAGCTGAATAAGACGCCTATCACTGACTCGAACGGCAATGTCAACGTGAACGGCATTAGTGTTGCCTGGCGACCTGGATCGGAAACTCAGGAGCCAATCAACGGCTTCTCTGCAATCGAAGCGACGACCATTGTTAACACTGAGGTCACTTACGATACCCCGCTGGTTAGAACCGTGACAGATCAGGACGTGACCCGCGTTCGTTTTAACATCGGCGTCACCGGGCTCATGGAGCAGGACTCCAAGGGTAACCAGAAAAACACCTCTGTAACGATGGTTATCGAGACCAGAACTGGCTCGTCGGGCTGGGTCATGGAGAAGACGGTGACGATTACAGGGAAAATCTCTGGCGAGTACCTTGAGGCGCACGTCATTGATGCCCCCGACACCAAACCGTTTGATATCCGCGTTCGCCGCATTACGCCTGACAGCAGCAGCGATTTGCTGTCAAACGGGACTGTTTGGAACAGCTACAGCGAGATCACCGACGACAACCTTAGCTATCCGTTCTCTGCTGTTGCCGGCTCAGTCATCGACCGTGACCAGTACACCGACACGCCGAGCCGCACATATCATCTTCGCGGGCTGATCGTTGACGTACCGGATAACTACGAGCCAATTGCCAGAACTTACTCCGGGCTGTGGACGGGGGGCTTCAAAAAGGCCTGGACTAACAACCCGGCGTGGCTGTTCCGTGAGCTGGCGAAAAACACCCGATTTGGCCTGGCGAAACGCGCCGGATACATCGATGTTGACGATGGCGCACTCTACATTCTGTCGCAATATTGCGATCAGCTTGTAGATGATGGGTATGGCGGCAAAGAGCCACGCATGACGCTCAACGCCTACATCACAGAGCAGGCGAGTGCGCGAGACATTCTCGACAAGATAGCGAGCATGTTCCGTGGCATTGCGCTGTGGGACGGCCTGCGCCTGTCCGTAATGCTGGACGCTCCACAGGATCCGATTGCGACAATCACGAACGCCAACGTTGTGAATGGCGAGTTCAAACGAAGCTCTGTAAAGCGTTCAGAGAAATACAATGCGGTTGTAGTGTCCTGGACTGACCCCGACAACGGATGGGAGCAGGTGAAAGAGTACGTTTCCGACGATGAGATGATAGCCAAAGGGAACTACAACGAAACCACTCTGGAGGCGTTTGGCTGCACCTCTCGCGGACAGGCATGGCGGGCAGGTAAATGGCTGCTGGAAACAGCAAAGCGTGAAAGCAGCAGACTGTCTTTCCAGATGGCACGCGATGCTATCCACTTCACGCCGGGTGATATCGTTGAGGTCATGGATAATGACTACGCAGGAACTCGCCTCGGGGGGAGAATTGTTTCTCATTCCGGGAGGGTGATAACGGTTGACGCGGTTGATTCCTCGGTAGTAACGGACGGCTCCACTATGTCGATTATGGGGAGGGACGGAAAGTTCTCTCGCTATGAGATTGATGGCGTTAACGGAAACAACGTCACACTCAAAAACGAACCTGAATGGGTGAGGGCGGGAACTGTATTTGCCATTTCAACCGCAAGCGTTGCGATTCGCCTTTTCCGGATACTGAGCGTTGCCGAAACGGAAAACAACTCCGTATACAGCATAACGGCCTCATTGCACGACCCCAACAAACAGGCCATCGTTGACGAGGGTGCAGTGTTTGAAGTTCCCAGCGATACGCTGAACGGCTACCGCGTGCCTAACGTGGAAAACCTGCGAATCCTGAACACAAACACCGAGACCGTCCAGGTTACAGCAACGTGGGAGACGGCAACCACTACTAAAAAGCTGGTGTTTGAGCTGTACATCTACAGTGCTGATGGGAAGCTGGTATCTCAGTACGAAACTGACCAGTTCCGGTATGAGTTTTACGGCCTTGCTGCCGGTAGCTACACGCTCGGCGTTCGTGGGCGCAATGAAAACGGGATGAAAGGCGCCGAAACTCAGGTGAGTCTTATTATAGGCGCGCCAAAGGCTCCTAACTCCGTTCAGTGGATACCCGGACCATTACAGGCCACTCTGGTGCCAGTTATGTCTGTAACGGCAACATCAGATACCTCTTTTGAGTTCTGGTACGCTGGCGAGGCGCCAATCCCATTAACCGATGATATTGAGAACAAAACTCAATTCCTCGGAAGGGGGAACCAGTGGACCATTCAAAAGCTCAAGTTTGACCACGTCTATTACGTTTATGTCCGGACACGCAACGCGTTCGGGGTTTCTGATTTTGTTGAGGCTTCAGGAAAGCCAACGGATGACTTTAGCGATATCACCGATGCAATCCTGGAGGAGATTAAAGAGACTGATACGTTCAAAGACCTGATCGAGAGCGCGGTGGAGAGCAGTGAAAAGTTCGCAGAACTGGCTGATGCAATCAAAGAGAATGCAAACGGTCTTGCAGCGGCGGTTGGATCGAATAAGCAGACAGCAGAAGCAATCATCGGCAACGCGCTTGCTATTGCTGATGTTGTCGTGCGGCAGACAGCCCAGCAGGGCGCTAACTCTGCGACCTTCGAACAACTCCGGGAGGTGATCGCCACTGAGACGGAGGCTCGCGTCACGGATGTTACTCGTCTTGAGGCAAAAACTGAGCAGAACGAGGCGGGAATTACCGAGGTAAGGCAGGCTCTGTCAGATGAAACGCAGGCGAGGGCGACAGCTGTCGACCAGCTTACTGCGAGTACTCAGGTCATTTCTGATAAAGCTGATTCGGCTTCGGGCAAAGCTGACGCTGCATCAGGTAAGGCAGATGCAGCTGAACAAGCCAGCTCGCAAAATACTGCTGATATCACCACGTTGCGACAGGTTGTCACCGACACGACTTCATCAATGGCATCCCGTCTGGAGGAGCTGGGAGCAAGAACCGATACTGCCAGCGGCGGCATTCAGAGTAACTCCATCGCGCTAATAACGAGTACGCTGGCGCAGGTTGATCAGCAGGTGAGACTCAGCGCGCAGTACGGTGACAGTAAGGCCAGCATCGATCGTATTGATAATGTTATGGCAAGCGACAGGGAGGCAACAGCGCGTTCGCTGCTGAGTTTGCAGACTGACGTGAACGATAACAAGGCATCCATCAACAGCCTTAACCAGACGTTCTCGGATTACCAGCAGGCTATGGCCACGCAGGTAAACAGCATCACGGCAACCGTCAATGGGCACACTTCAGCGATTACCACCAACGCGCAGGCCATTGCGAACGTCAACGGGGACCTGAAGGCGATGTACAGCATCAAGGTCGGGTTATCCAGCAATGGTCAGTATTACGCGGCAGGGATGGGGATCGGCGTGGAGAATACGCCGTCCGGCATGCAGTCGCAGGTTATCTTCCTGGCTGACCGCTTCGCCGTTACTCACCAGGCCGGAGCGACCGTTACGCTTCCGTTCGTTATTCAGAACGGGCAGACCATAATTCGGGACACGGTGATTGGTAACGGGACCATCAGCAATCTCAAAATCGGCAGCTACATCCAGTCGACAACCTGGGACGGCACCGGGAACGTCGGCTGGCACATCAACAAGTCAGGCTACGCGACGTTCAACAACGTAACCGTTCGCGGCTCGATTTACGCCACAAACGGTAATTTTTCTTTCAATGGCTCCGGCAACACAACGGTGATTAATGGTAATGGCGTAACCATTAATATTCCGGGTGGCGGCCGCATCGTACTGGGGACGTGGACATAAAATGCCGACAGGACTACTGATAGAACTAAATGACGGCGGAAAGCGCATGGAGATAACTGCGGGCCTGCGATGCCCGTCGTTTGGGGCCAACTTTGACAGTGGCTACCAGAAAGCCAAGTACGCTGATGTTGTCGGTTATGTTTCCGGGGCGCAGGTGCTGTTTATCCCTCACGCGACGGCTTATCTTGATTCAGGGCTGCTTCATAAAATGAACTCGGTCACCATATCCGGTGGACGCGTGACGCAGAACTCCACGATGAAAGATGTAAGCATCAGTGAGCGTGAAAGCACGTACACGTTCCCCGGAAGCCTCTGGCAGATATTTCCGTCAGGCCAGCGTAGTGGGGTGGGACTGCTCATAAGCAACAGCACTGACTTCACCTCAATAACCAATGCCACGCAGTCAGGGCAGTGTATCTGGAAGGGGACCGTCAATGTCCCCACAGGCGGCTGGGCAGTTCCCACGATAGCGGGGTACGACAAGTCCAAATATATCGTCTTTGGGCGCTGCAATAGCGGTAACACCGTCGATTTCGATGGCAACACGGTCAGGTTCTTCAGCCCTCCATCCACCAACGATGATGCTCCAACGACCGGCACGATAGATATTGTCATCTTTGCCAGTGGCGTGGCGCCTCAGCCGGGCACCGGGCTCAACATCTTCAATGCAGCCGGGGTCTGCACGTTTTCAACGACAAAGCGGCCTTTCGTCTACCTCAACCAGCTCTGGACGCCTTCAAAAAATGCCGTGAGCATCGGCAGCGGGTATGTTCCGCTGGGTAGATTCGGGCTGATGGCTCACGAAGTTAATGGCATGTACGTGTATCGAATGTTCGGAATAAAAATACAGAACGGTAGTGCTTCAGTTCAGGGTGGGAAATATCTGGGGCGCGAGCGGTATGCAATTTTTGGTAATGACACGGTAACGCCACTGAACCTTCCCGTTCTTCCCGATATGTACGTCTGAATAAACCGTCTTTTTAATCAACCTCGCTTCGGCGGGGTTTTTTATTGCCTGGAGAAAATATGCTTTATAACACTGGCACCATCGCCATTAACGGAAATACAGCCACCGGCACCGGCACGAACTGGACGGCACCCGCCAGCCAGATTCGGGTTGGCCAGACGTTGTTTGTTCTTTCTAACCCGGTACAGATGTTTCAGATCACGGCCATCAACAGTGCGACGTCAGTGACGATTACACCCGCCGCGTCTCCGGCGCTGAGCGGCCAGAAGTACGGCATTCTTGTTACTGATAGTCTCTCGGTCGATGGCCTGGCGCAGAGCATGTCTCAGCTCATCAACGAGTATGACGAGAACATTGGCGCGTGGGAGACGTTCGCCACTACCTCAGCAAACCAGAACATCACCGTCACCATCAACGGCGCTCGTGTAACCATTCCGGCGATCGGCAAAATGGTCCAGAAAGGGAGCAATGGGGCGGTTGGAGTTTCGAACGGCGGGACCGGGGCAACGAATGCCGCTGACGCTCGCACAAACCTCGGTTTAGGAAACAGCGCTACACGAGACGTTGATAGTCAGTTTGCCCCGGTGTCATCGTACATAAACGGAGCCGCTGTAATGGCCCAGGTTCATCGCGATTTCCGGCCACTCGCTTCGTATGATCTGATTACTCAATACCCGCTGGGTATGTCCTTCGGCATCCAACTGGGGGCGAATGCCTGGGGAGGTGGAAGTGGTGCAGATGTTTATACCGGCATGTTAACGCTGCGGGGATGGCATGATGCAACAGGGGGCGGCTACACGTCATGGCAGTTAGCCTCTACGTCGCAGGGCCTCAAGTATCGTCAGGGAAACGGGACTGTTTCCGGGCTAACTAACGTTGGCTTTTCTACTACGCATACCCTTTATTCGACACAGAACACCACGAAATCCAGCGACGGTACGCTTAAGGCTGCATCCCCAGTTGCCCGTATTGTGAAAAGCCAGGAGGAATGTCAGCGCACTGATATCGACGAAGCAGGCTTTGTCTGGTGCGGCTGTGGTACGGCGAACGCTGAGGCGGAGGGAATAACCCTTTCCCGCCTTGATGTTGGGGTTTACGTGCTCACCGGTTCGGCAGGCCTGGCTTCTGAGGGATGGCGGTTACTGCCGCCAATGGACCCTAGTGGTATGGGGGAACTGGGTGTGGCTGAAGCTGAGCAAACAGCTGACGACGAGCTGACTATCCACCTGTTTAAGCGGAAATACATGCTGAGCGATAACGGGGAGCTCGTCAAAACGAAAGGGGAACCGATCGACGTGCCAGCGAACAGCTGGATCGATGTTCGCCTGGATATGCCCACTGATTCAGTTTTCAGGCGTGAACAGTACAGTCTGCAAAGTGACGGAGAAGATTAGGCAACTGTCGAGCCGCGGAGGTCAGCCAGTTCTTTTTCGATGAGGTTTAACCGTTCAGCCAGTTCTTTGATGGCCTCAACATACAGGGCGCTCATAGCACTGTAGTCCACTGTTTTAAGATCGTTAATTTCATCTCCTGCTGGCGTAGTGCCGGTCCCGCCAGAACTAACAGCTACGGGCAGAACATGTTCCAGTTCCTGAGCGATGATGCCTGCGCTGCGAACCGACTCCGATTCTGTGAGCTGAATGCCGAACGTGTAGCCCGTCAGGGAACATATCTTATCCAGAGCCGCGCTGACGGGCTCTTTGTCGAATTTCACGCGCTCGTCTGAGGTCTGGTTTACCGAAACGCAGGTAAACCTGCCATCAGCTCCGAAAGAGAAGCTATATCCATTTGCTCCACCATTATCATTATTATCAGGCCTGAGCCGGATAGTGCCTTCCTTGGGCGCATAGATTACACCTCGTGATTCATTCCCTCCCGCACCGTAAAACCACACGTGGGCGTTCTGTGTATCGCTGGAAGCCCATACGTTTGATGATGTTACGGCTCTTAATGAGCCCCCGGCGTTAATGGTTCCTGAGGCAGTTATGCTGTTCTGGCAGGTGATAGGATTTCGGAACTCAAAACTGTCACCGATGAAAGTGTATTTTCCAGCATAGAAAGTGAAGTCACCCTTTCCCATCCCACCATTTGAATTACCACCGCACAGGATGCGCGCGTCATAGTCATTAGTACCAAGAAAATGGAAATCCACAAAGCTTGCAGAAGAGGGTTTTTTGGCACCAATTTCGAGGCTTCCGAAGTTGGCTGTAACGCTGTCTCCCAAACCGACCTTTATTCACCCGTATCAGCAGTCATGGCCAGCTCTGCCGCACCGATTTTTTGGTTGTATAAAGAATCAGCAGGCATTTCGACACGCACGGACACAAACTGGTCATGGGGGATGTCGACCGGATCACCATCACCCATGCCTTCCAGTTCGTTCCTGGCGAACCCTGGCGCATCAGGGTGAGTACGGTGATAGGTTTTCACCAGCACCGAGCCATCCCCGTTAACCTCATAATCCAGCCAGATAAGCGGCTGCCTGTTGCGATCGGTAGGGATGTCAAAACCACCATCGATGCCGCCCCATGCAGCATCTGAGTTCAGACCCTGGCATCCTTCAATCAGATATTGACCTGCGGCCAGACGGGTTACAGAGCAGCCTTCTGATTCATCGTTAGTCTGATATGTGCCATCTGAAAATACTTTGATCACCGGCGATGCAGCCTTAAGCGTTCCGTCGCTGGCACGGGTCGTGTTGGCGGTACCGTAAAGCATGTTAAAGGTTGAGGTTGCGGAGGTTCCTGAGGTGTTTCTTGCCAAGACCCCAACTACACCTGTGCCGTAAGCAACGCTGATGATCGCGTGAGTATCTTCAGCTGCAAAATATAGCGATGCAGCATAAGCTGTTTGTGAGTTAACAGTTTTGTTGTTGCGAAAAACACGAGAACCTTTATCCATGAGGTTTGCCCATACCTCAGCAACTGTCTCTGCATTGAATGAAGCCCCTTTTCCTCCAAACCCAAACGCGCCCACCTCCATTACATTTCCCACTGCCGTTCCGACGTTCTTTGTCGAGCTGCTTCCTAAACCGACTTTTTATAGATTGCCCTGCGGCAGCCATGCCGATAACTTCACCTGATTTTTTTACAGAAAATATTGGGTGAAAAATATGCAAATTGGCTACGTAAGGGTGTCAACAAATGACCAAAATACGGATCTCCAGCGACAAGCTCTCGAACGCGCAGGATGTGAACAGGTTTTTGAGGAAAAAATGAGCGGGACGGTAGCGAACCGCCCAGCGCTTAAAAAGCTTCTTCGAACGCTGAGTGAGGGCGATACGCTGGTAGTGTGGAAGCTGGATCGCCTCGGGCGAAGCATGCGGAACCTGGTACTGCTGGTCGACGAACTCCGGCAGCGCGGCATCCACTTCAAAAGCCTTACGGACAGCATCGACACTTCCAGCCCAATGGGGCGTTTCATATTCCACATCATGTCGGCCCTGGCCGAAATGGAGAGGGAGTTAATCGTGGAACGCACCCGGGCAGGATTGGCGGCAGCCCGGGAGAAGGGACGCATAGGTGGCAGGCGTCCGAAGTTAACCCCAGAGCAATGGGCGCAGGCTGGCAGGTTGATTTCAAACGGCGTGGACAGAAAGCAGGTTGCAATTATCTATGATGTTGCTGTCTGTACGCTTTATAAAAAATTCCCTGCATCCAAACCGGCTTAAATTTGTACATCTGGCATTTCAGACGGAAAATTTACAAAAATAATAATTCGAAGCCTGATAGAAACTTAGAAACGAAGCGGTGAAGCTTTAAACAGTCGCTACGACTAAGGTGTATTGCGCGCTGACAGAAACGAAACTACTGTATATAAAAACAGTATTTGAGGTGTGCGTAATGGAATTTATCAGGCCTACTGAACTGCGAGAAATTATCGCAATCCCACTATACAGCGATTTGGTGCAATGTGGTTTTCCCAGCCCCGCAGCTGATTATGTAGAGCAGCGTATTGATCTTAATGAGTTGCTTGTTTCCCATCCCAGCTCAACTTATTTCGTTAAAGCCGCAGGGGATTCGATGATAGAAGCGGGGATCAGCGACGGTGATCTGCTGGTGGTTGATAGCTCACGGACTGCTGAACACGGAGACATTGTCATTGCGGCTGTGGATGGGGAATTTACTGTTAAACGCCTTCAACTGCGTCCTACTGTTCAGCTCAATCCGATGAACGGTGCTTACAGTCCGATTTTGGTAGGCAGCGAAGATACGCTGGACGTTTTCGGCGTAGTTACTTTCATTGTTAAATCGGCCAGCTGATATGTTTGCGCTCTGTGATGTGAATTCATTCTACGCATCATGCGAGACAGTGTTCAGGCCCGATTTGAGAGGGCGGCCGGTGGTTGTTCTTTCGAATAATGACGGCTGCGTCATAGCGCGTAGCGCCGAGGCCAAAGCTGCTGGAATTACCATGGGGGATCCTTTCTTCAAGCAAAAGGACCTATTCCGGCGCGCCGGTGTTGTTTGCTTCAGCAGTAATTACGAGCTTTATGCTGACATGTCGAACCGTGTGATGACCACGCTAGAGGAAATGAGCCCTCGCATCGAAATCTACAGCATCGACGAAGCTTTTTGCGACCTGACAGGAGTTCGCAACTGCCGGGACCTGACGGAGTTTGGCAAAGAGATCCGCTCAACGGTTCTGAAGCGTACACATCTGACGGTTGGGGTTGGCATTGCACAGACAAAAACACTCGCTAAGCTGGCAAATCACGCCGCCAAGAAATGGCAGCGCCAGACGGGCGGGGTAGTGGACCTGTCCAATATTGACCGTCAGCGCAGATTGTTAGCTCTAGTACCCGTTGAGGACGTATGGGGCGTCGGCAGACGCATCAGTAAGAAACTGAACGCCATGGGCATCAAAACGGCTCTGGACCTCTCTGAACAAAGCACGTGGATTATCCGTAAACACTTTAACGTAGTACTCGAGCGAACGGTCCGAGAGTTGCGCGGCGAGCCATGCCTAGATCTGGAGGAGTTTGCGCCAGCAAAGCAGGAAATTGTTTGCAGCAGGTCGTTTGGGGAACGCATTACAGAGTACGAACAAATGCGTCAGGCTATTTGCTCCTATGCCGCTCGGGGTGCTGAAAAGCTTCGCGGTGAGCACCAGTACTGCCGCTTTATCTCTGCATTCGTTAAGACCTCTCCCTTTGCGCTTAACGAGCCATATTACGGTAACAGTGCGTCCATGAAGCTTCTCACCCCCACTCAGGATTCCCGAGACATCATCAACGCTGCGGTAAAGTGCCTGGACAATATCTGGAAGGATGGTCACCGATACCAGAAAGCCGGCATTATGCTTGGGGACTTCTTCAGCCAGGACGTGGCCCAGCTAAACCTGTTTGACGAGGACGCGCCGCGGGCAGGTAGCGAAAGGTTGATGGAAGTGCTAGATCACCTGAACTCGAAAGACGGAAAAGGAACGCTCTACTTTGCCGGGCAGGGCATACAGCAACAGTGGCAAATGAAGCGAGAAATGTTGTCGCCTCGATATACGACGAGATATTCAGATCTGCTTAGAGTCCGATAAATTTTCCTGATGTCTTGGTCCGCTTTGTGCCAGAAGCGGAAGTTGCGCATACCCATCGAGGCAGTGAAAAATAGTACTCATGGGGAAGGCCAGAATGTCCCTGCGTTTTTCAAAGAAAGCAGCTAAGAGCGCCTATTACCCCAAAAATCTCTGCAAGTGTGACTTTATGAAATGAGCATATCTAAACATTGCTCTCCACATACCCGCTTCCAATGGACTTAGGCTTTGTTGATGAAATCAGATTCTGAGCGAACATCTCTGCCGCTGGTTGCGTTTTCAGGCAATACATACTCTTCCAGGCATACCTGCCTTTTTCATTTTGTTCTGCGCATGAACCATGGCCTCCTCAAATTGGCTATCGGAATCACTCTGCATTTGTAGACCACTGAACAGTTGTATTACCTTGTATATCAATAGCACCAAATCGAACACCAAAAAAACGATAAAAATTAGTCTGATAGACAACATTCAATGAGAGCAATCTTAAATATCTTGACTACCCGTGAGGTTTGGTTTTATATGAGGATCTACGAATTTAAAAGGATAAGTTGAAATGAGCGAAAGGAAAAAAATCGAAGATCAGGCTCTTCTCTATCATTTAACATGTATGGTTAATCTGCCTAATATTTTAGACACAGGATTAAGATCCCGTGCGTCAGTCAAAGGCGAGTTTGTTGATGTGGCCGACGGAGAAATAATAACAGGTCGCGAAGCTTTAAATTTGCAAACAATGGTTCCCTTTCATTTTTTTACTAAAAATCCATTTGATGGAAGAGTTTTGAAAGACCATAAAGAAAAATCATTTTGCATTATTTCGGTTAGACGAATATTTGCCAGTAACAATGGTTGGAAAATTATTCCTAAACATCCATTATCCGCCAGTTCTACTGTTAGCCTCTTTGATTATGAACAAGGGATGACTCAAATTAACTGGGAGCTTATGAATACAAGGGATTATAAAAATGCAGAATGCAAATCTGTATGTATGGCTGAGTGTTTATCAAGTGTAACGGTCGAGCCGGAAGATTTTTACTGCATCTATGTCAAAAATGACGACGAAAAAAAATATGTTGAAGGCTTGATAAAAAAACAAGGGTTAAGTATATTTGTAACAGTCAACTCTTATATGTTCTAATTCTATGATTAAGTATGCAAGCGGAAACCTTCTAACTTCTACATCGCAGGCTCTTGTCAATGCTGTAAACTGCCAAGGAGTCATGGGAAAGGGTATTGCTTTGGCTTTCAAAGAAAGCTTTCCCAATAATTTCGAAGTTTACAAAAGAGCTTGTGGCACTGGTACAATGAAAATTGGACAGGTTTTACTTGTTGAAGAAAAGGGAAAGATAATCGTAAACTTTCCCACTAAGGATAGTTGGAGAAAAAAATCAACATATGATTTTATCTCGCAAGGCCTCGAATCTCTAACAAAGTCCATAGTCGAAAGAAAAATCACATCAATATCAATACCACCTTTAGGGTGTGGTAACGGGGGCCTCGCTTGGAATAAAGTTGAAGCTCTTATTTTAAAAGCTTTTCAAAGTTTAGATGATGTTGAGGTGGTAATTTACCCGCCTGCAACTAATAATCAACTGTCAAAAAATAAAAACATTATTAATGCTAAACATCTTTTGGTTCACTATGCCTATGGGAAATTAAAAGTTAAGCAAAAATTCTCCCTTTATACAGTTTTTTATATTTGCGAATTTATTGAAAAAGCGAATCTTTTCTCATTCGATTTTAAACATGGGCGGCCATATTCTTCTGAGTTAGAAAATGTTATGCAGGATATAGCAAACCTTAAAGTCGAGTTGCAGGACGATTTTGACTCTTTTATTGAAGATTATATTAATACACATCAATCCAAAGAGTTACAAATCGAGTTTGGTAAGCTAATTTCAACTTTAAAGCCAAGTATCAGTTTGCTCAATGAGCTTAAAAGTAAGGTTGATTATACAGATAGCGTACATGTGATCACGAGAATTGCCAATGAAAAAAATCATGGCTTGCATGTTGATGATTTCAAAGAAAATAAAAATATTGTGCAACAATTAATTAAGAATGGATTAGTAACCGAAGATATCTTTAACGAACTAAAAATAAAGGGAAGTTAGTAGCGCTATTTTATATTATTGTACTAAAATTGCGCTGCACTTCCTCGTTCGCATTCACTGACAACGCAGGCACTCTTACTACAATTTTCTTATCAATTGCGGAGCCATGACTTGCTTATATAAGTGGTATTATGCTGAATAACTGGGATTGACCTGCTCACCGTTCATTAATACACCGCGATGTTAATAATGTCTTCTTCAATAACATAAGCACATTCCCACGAAGAAGTTTTTTTCCGACGAATAGATCACCAGCATCCTTTGATAAGCCGAAACCGGGGTTTCTGCCAAGCAACTCTGCCCCAAACACACTATTTCGGACACTACTTTCTACATTTGGCGCAAGACGTTTGGCGGCATAGAAGTATCCTAGGCGAAGCGTCTCAAGCTATAAGTATCTCAGAAAATCGCGCCAGTAACATTTGAAGCCCCCCTTTTAATCTTATTAGTCAACTTCTGCTTCTCGCTCATAGCGGATCTTCAACTCAGTTGGTCCGTCCGCTCCGTGCCAAGAAAGGACGTTGCTTTTTCTTTGGTATATCAATCATAGGGGAGATTAATCGATACTATTAGTTGTCAATCGACATTGCTATGTTTAGCTTATGCCTCATGAATCAAGTACTAGGAGTTATGTCATGGATATCAAGGAGTTTCCACCGGGAGTAATCGAACATCTTGGCTGGTATGTATACCGATTAATTGATCCAAGGGATGGAAGTACCTTTTACGTGGGGAAAGGGAAAGGGAATCGAGTATTTGCCCACATGCGCGGTGAAGTCGCTGCGGCTGATAATGATGAATTGCTCAGTAATAAACTCAAGCAACTTAGAGAGATAAGGTTGGCTGGTCTTGAGGTGATCCATGTGATCCACCGGCACGGTATGGCAGATGAGAAGACCGCGTACGAGGTTGAAGCTGCACTTATCGACGCCTACCCCGGTTTAACTAACATCATGAGTGGTGCTGGCAGTAATGAATATGGTGCAGCACACATCAAAGAATTAATCGCAACATACCAACCCCAAACAGTCGTGTTCCAACATAAAATCCTGATGATTTCCGTGAATAGAAGTTCAAAGGATGTAGACCTCTATGATGCCGTACGATTTAGCTGGCGTGTGCGTATTGAGCGTGCTCGTAAGGCTGAATTTATACTGGCTACAGTGAGGGGAATCGTCAGAGGGGTTTATGTAGCTGATGAGTGGCTCGAATCTACCCGCGAGAATTTCCCTGAGATGCCTTCATGGGATGCAGATGATGAGTTTGAATCTACTCAAAAATCCCGCTTTGGATTCAGGGGAAGACTCGCCCCTCCTGATATAGCAAAAATTTACCTCGGTAAAAAAATTCCGGACGTTCTAAGAAAGAAAGGCGCTATGTCTCCTGTGAAATATTCTCCAGATTTTTGATGGCTGAATAGTTAAAGGCCACTGTTTCTTTTAGCGTTTTTTTTGAGAAAAGTGGCCATTTCTTCTTTTCGCTCAAAACAGACTGTCAGATTTGATTGTGCGCTGCCAGTGAAAACCGTCAGATCAAGTCTGAGCTAATATAGCTGATCAGCTCTTTAGTTTGGCAAACTCTCTCTCGAGGCTGCTTATCCGTTCGGCCTGTTCCTTAATCGCCTCCACATACAGTGCGCTCATTGCGCTGTAGTCTACGGTTTTGAGATCGTTAATCTTTTCTCGGGTCGGTGTTGTGCCGTTTACGCCAGAACTTACAGCGATCGGCAGAACCTGTTCCAGTTCCTGTGCAATGATGCTACTGATCTTCAGCGACAAGCGCTCGAACGCGCAGGATGTGAAAAAATTTTCGAAGAAAAAATGAGCAGCGCGGTAGCGAATCGGCCAGCGCTCAAAAAGCTTCTGCGAACCCTGAAAGAGGGCGATACGCTGGTGGTCTGGAAGCTGGATCGCCTTGGGCGCAGCATGCGTAATCTGGTGCTGCTGGTGGACGAACTCTGGCAGCGTGGGGGCCACTTTAAGAGCCTCGCGGACAGTATCGATACATCCAGCCCGACGGGGCACTTTATCTTTCATACCATATCAGCCCTGGCCGCGACGCAGAGGGTGCTAATAGAGGCTCACACAAGGACGGCAATGACGGCAGAGCGAGAAAAGGGAGACGAATGGATGGGAAATACTCAGCATTAACATCAGAGCAATGGACACATAATAGGATATTAATATTAAAAAAGTGTGGAACGAACACAGGTGGCAATGCTCTATAGAACTGCCGTATTAATGATAATTAAAAGGCTTTGAGTAATATTATTCAACGCCATAAGTATGCTTGAAAATATTACATTTTAATTAGTCGCTCAATGCTTTATAGGTAGGATAAATAAAATCATAGAACTCATATTTAATTGTTGACATCTAATCAGGATGGTGCTAATTTTTACATGTACTGTATATATATACAGTTATTTTAAAAGAGAGGTTAATATGGACACTTTGGTAGTAACAGCCCCAACTCCGTCAGGAGCATCTTTTACTTTTGATTTTGGGGATATGGGAAATTATAACTCTGTAGGCTCGTCTTGGGCTGATTTAGGCAGTATGCCCTCAATGATTGAGGCATTAGCTGTAGAGGCTATGGAAAATGGGGAGTTTACTAAGGGAGTGCTGGCTGGTTGGTTAAAACTTAATAAAAACAATCGAAGCAATTTGCTACCTGTTATTAAAAGAATGGCTCAAATCGAAAGCCTTAAGGCAGCGAATCCAAAGTTCACTTACTATACTATTTCTAATACCGGAGGAGTGTACAGTAAGGAACCTGGTAATAAAGTCACTGCAAACGCCTTTGCACCTTTTCTGGGGATGTATCACTACATTTCAGGCAAGCAAACACCATTAACTATGGATTTGAATTCCATTGGTTTAACATTTACTCCTAAAATTTTGACGCCGCTCTCAAGTACTCTTGCCAATAACCCTCCTGGAATATACAATATTTCAGGTAATTTTGGAAAAAGTGTCTTCGATGACAATTTATCTGTTGGCGCATTGATTGGTCGTATCTCTATGAAAACGGAAGGTGTGCTCACAATATACACAAGTGGCGCCTGGAAATACGAAGGTCAGATCAAAGCATTTAATGATACCTTCGATGCAAATTTTGACCCGTCGCGTGGTGTGGTTGCCCAGGCCGCTACAACTATACTAAGTTGGTTTCCCGGGAAAACGTATGAGATTCAACTTCCCGGCTCAATTCCAGTTAAAATGGAAGGCAAAAAATAAAGAAAAGGCGCTTACGCGCCTATTTTCATTTTTTTGAGTATTCAACGGTATGGTATTTACAATCAACCATCCCAAAGTACTCAATTTCATTTTTCGGTCCCGTGGCAGTAAAAGGAACAAGAAACGCTCCATCTGACTCTTGCGGGGAAGAGAACGTTAATCCAGGATTTTCAGTTTCCAGAATGGTTTTATCATTATCCCATCTAGGCAGGCGGTTCTTAAGATAATCATTTTTAACAACCTCTATCAGACTTGAAGGTTGGATTGATGCACAGTCTGCCTGAGAACCCCGCCATAATACATTATGGAATACCAGGATAGAAATAAGGGTTATCAATGAAACTATTAGTACGGAAATTATAATTAAGAATTTTTTCATAATCAATCCATGTAAAAAATTTGAATGCTTTATCCAAGGTACTACAATTCCTATGTTAAGTCATCGAGAACTGAAGTTTAACAATATATACCCTGCTTTTTCGTCATCCCTTCAGTACAGCATTAGAAAAGATCTGATGCACCCGTTTCGTCAACTCGGCCAGGATGATCTCCCTAGCTCCCTCCAAGCCCTCAACATTTCTCTTGTCATTAACCAGTTCAACGAATATCGCTATTCCTCTTTGCTAACTTGATCTACACAACTAAAAATACCACTGTGCATACATACAGTCTAATGCGCTAATGAGAGCCATTTTATGCCTCGTCAACCTGATATTAGTGCAGCCTTTTTAGCGTCTATACAACGGAATCCAAAGGGCTATCGTTGTCTCAAAATAGATAAATTCATCACTGAATTTCGAGTAAGAAATTGGCATTTCAGTCGGTTAGACGCCAATGCATGGATTGAGAGATATCAGCCAGACTTCGCTGATAAGACGACCTACGGAAGTGATAATCGTTACTGGATACTGCGGAACATGGGAAGAGTATTCTGATGGGCTTTCCTTCACCAGCAATGGATTACCAGGAACAGCGATTAACCATTGATCTGCTGTGCGGAATTGATGGTAATTGCAGAGTAATAGAAACGTCATGTGGATGGGCCGTGATAAACGTTGCCCTGAGGCCGGAGCAGGGAGACACGCTACTGGTAAGACGCCAATAAACGGATTCACGGAAAACAATCTCATTAGAAGCATCGAGTTTTCCTTGCAGTTCAACAACCTTCCGCTTTAGTTCATACATCTCAAGCTGTGCATCTGCTAATTCGATTTTTGCTTCAGATAGAGCACTGTAAAGTTCGCTGAACTTTAGCCTCATTTCAGCATCGTAATATGCACCTGATGCATTTTTTATGTCCTTCGCCAAATCAAAGGCTGTCTTAAGCGCAGTTAGACCTGTGACAATATCGGCCATACATCCCTCTTGTTAACATAAATTACGTTATTGGTAGCTATAAGATTACCGCCGGTGTAAGAGATTGTTTGTCTGTAAAATCATAACCTTTAAGGCTTAAAAGTTTCACCATTGTGCCTTTTCAATAACCGTAAGTTGTTGATTCATTGGATCTTAAAATTACGAGTTAATGGCGAAAAATAAACACATGTATCTGATTATCAAAGATAACACGCGTGATTTAAAATCCCTCGGCGTTCGCGCTGTGTGGGTTCAAGTCCCACTCCGGCTACCATGGGAAAAAGCAGAATAATCAAAGCAATAAGCAGTGTCGTGAAACCACCGAAAGGTGGTTTTTTTGTGCCTGCAATCCCCCCTTCCTGACAACAAATCTTATTTTCCAGCCCGGCACAGGGACAACTTTAACATGGCTCTCCGGCGACAAGCTCTCAAACGTCCAGGATGTGAACTAGTTTTTAAGTGAAAAATAAGCGGAACGGTAGTGAACCGACCAGCGCATAAAAGCTTCTCAGAAAGCTGTGTAGGGAGGTACGCAGAGGGTATGAAAACGGGAATGCCTCGGGCAAAGCGAACGGAAACTGGTACAACAGGTGGACGAACTGAGGCAGTGCCGCCGTACAGCATTGTCACTTACTGCCCAATCATCTGACTGTAAGCGCCGGGTATAAAAGCATGTGGCGATAATGCACTATGTGGCCGTGTGCACTTTGTATAAGAAATTTCACCTCTTAGCTGCTGCAAACGCATATATGTAAACGACTATTGAATGTCGTCTAAACGCATGTAGTATTGATGATCATCATTTGTAACATGGAGGTGGAATGTATAATCATAATCGTGATAAAAGTCATTTTGAGCATAAAATCCGTGAAATTGAGCTGCTCACAGAGCAAATCGCCGCAAAGCATATACTTTATGGCACTTCAAATCTGTTTTTTGAAATCCAACAGCTTGTGGGGAATTTGAAAAGAGAGATTGAATCCCATTGTCTTACCTATTCTGGGGGGACACATATCCTTGATGAACAGATACGGCACCTCCATGAACAGGATGAGCTGCTTACTTTTAACCGAGCGAAGATATACATAGTTGTCGAAAAAAATCGGACGACAACGACAACCATCGCGCTCAAACAGATTGGCTTCGTCGCCGGTGGCGCACAAGTTTATGGGGGCGCTAGTTTATGTGTTGGTTCGCTGGGTCTGGCATGTGCTGCGTACGGCGCCCCTATGATCGCTCATGGTTTAAATAATATGTACGAAAATGGCTATTATCTCCTTTTCCGTGAAGAACAATCAGGAACCCTGAGAGATGCATATAGATTTGCTGCTACGAAGTTAGGTTATGGTAATAACCAGGCAGACTTAGTCTATGGCGTCGTTGATCTCTCTTTATCAGCATATGGTGCGGGCAGAAAAGTTTTGGGCCCCAGAGAAAAGTCCTGGAGTTTATTCCACAATATCCAATCCGATTATATCAGAGGTTGGCAAGAAGCGTCTAAAACCGCAATGGCGCTGGATTTGACCAGTGGAAGTATTACGGGTTGGCAGATGTACCAGATAGCTAAAGAGAATTGATTATGTCACAAGAATTAGAATTTTCGCTTCATCCACCTGTTTGGCCTGCTATCGTGTATTTTGTTGTATCTGTGGCAATTTTTTTCCTGCTTTATCTCGGTAAACTAAAAGTTAACAGGCTGCGTAAATACCCGCTATTTATCGCATATATGGTGTTTGTAATCGCTGTTGCAGCCGTTCAGATAAACATCTTTGCTAATGGCTACGAGTTTGTCCGCAGCTTTTTGCATATCGATTTTGACCCCTATCGATATGACTCGGTATATTGGGGATCATTGTGTTTCTCCATAATTTACTTGCTGGCGTTGCCCCGGAACAAGTTTTAG